CGTCTGTTCATATTGTTCCTAGAAGGACATATATGTAGTGGCTTACGCACTCGGTAAATATTCTTACGGTGTATGCGATAGGTGCGGGTTTAGAGTTCGTTATCTTCAGATGCGTATGGAGTGGACTGGTTTTAAAGTCTGTCCAGAGTGTTACGAACCTAAACATCCTCAGCTTGAACCACCTCATCATCCCACAGATCCAGAGGCATTACGTCAACCAAGACCTGAAGTTGACTTACCTCGCTCTCAATTAGGATTAGTGACTACTTCTAATGCAACTAATACTACTGATAGTGGTGTTAATGTTGGTGGAATGATTTCTACTCTAGTAGATCCGATTGGCTCTTCATTTCCAGGACAAGTTGGCACAGGTAGCATAGGAACGGTTACAGTGGTGATATCATGAGTTTTACATTTGCTACTTTAAAAACTGCAATACAAGATTATACAGAAACAAGTGAGACTACGTTTAATAATAATCTCTCAGTGTTTATCAAAGAAGCTGAAGAAAGAATACTAAAAAATGTAGAACTTCCTGTGTTCAGAAAAAATGTAAGTGGTAGTGCTACTTCTGGTAACACTTATTTATCTACCCCAAGTGATTTTTTAGCACCTTATAGTTTGGCAGTTATAAGCAGTAGCGTATATTCTTATTTGTTATTTAAACACACCAGTTTTATAAGAGATTACACACCTAACGCCTCAACAACAGGCACTCCAAAATATTACGCATTATTTGATGATAATACGTTTATCCTGGGTCCAACACCTGATGCTAATTATTCGTTTGAATTACATTATAAATTTAGACCAGCGTCTCTAACTGCGGGATCAGATAGCGGTACTACATGGTTATCGACTAATGCACCCGATGCATTGTTGTATGGGTCACTGGTTGAAGCAGCTACGTTTTTAAAAGCTGTAGAGGAAGTTCCTGGGTATGAACAAAGATTTTCTTTTGCTGTAGAAGGCCTCAAGAAATTAGGCCAAGGTTACGGTGCACGAGATGAATATCAGTATGATGTTGCAAGAGGTGCTTAATGAATATAAGTAACCCTCAATTTGAAATAGGAACTGTTTCAGTAGCTACAACAGACCATGGAGGGCATAGTCCTGATTATTGGGCAGAACGAGTTACTAATCGCATCGTTTCAGTAGGTGGAAACTGCCATCCTGTGATAGCTGAACAAGCTGAAGCGTTTAAAGAAATGGTGCAAACTTTAGTTTGCCTATACATGAAGGAGGCAATAAAGAGTGATCGAACTACTTTAATTGCTGAATTAGAAAAACAAGGCCAACCAGAAATGGCTAATATTTTAAGGAGACTATAATGGCTATATCAACAGCTATGTGTACGTCCTTCAAGCAAGAAATCCTTGTTGGCACACACAATTTCACTGCCTCATCAGGCGATACGTTTAAACTCGCACTGTATACGAGTAGTGCAACTTTAGGGGCAAGTACAACTGCGTACTCAGCAACTAATGAAGTTAGTGGCACAGGATATTCAGCAACTGGTTCAAACCTTACTTCGGTGACACCAACCACATCAGGAACTACAGCATTATGCGATTTTAATGATCTTGTTTTTTCAACTGCAACCATCACAGCAAATGGAGCATTAATTTATAACTCTGATCAATCTAACAAAGCAGTTTGTGCTTTAGCTTTTGGTGGTGATAAAACTAGCACCGCTGGAGATTTTACAGTTCAGTTCCCAACAGCAGACGCATCTAACGCGATAATCCGAATAGCCTAGAGATAGTATGTGGCGAACGTTACTGGATGGGGTAGAGGCACTTGGGGCCAAGGCGCGTGGGGTCAACCTATCCCAGTTGAGGTCACGGGTGTCAGTGGCACCAGTGCGATCGGCACAGTATCAGTCTCCGCAGCAGCAAACATATCTGTCACAGGTGTGGCAGGAACGTCTGCAGTTGGAACAGTCACTGCAACCGGATCTGCGGTTACGTCGGTCACCGGAGTGGCTGGAACGGGGGCGGTTGGCAGTGTATCAGTTACGGGTACGGCTAATGTGTCACCTACAGGTGTATCGGGCACGGGTGCAGTCGGTACGGTTAGCGTCAGCGCAGCCGCGAACGTTTCAGTTACCGGAAATTCAGCTACTGGGTCGATTGGAACAGTCACTGCTACAGGTTCAGCGAACGTTAGTGTATCTGGCGTATCAGGTAATTCAGCAGTTGGCAGCGTATCGGTATCAGGCATTGCTAACGTCTCGCTTACAGGTGTATCGTGCACTGGGTCGGTCAGCGATGTCACTGTTACTATTCCCGCTCCTGTTAGTGTTACTGGTGTTGTTGGCACTGGCGCAGTTACCGCTCCTATTGTTTGGGGACTCGTAGATGATGCACAAACACCAAATTGGAGTAGTATTACAGACACGCAATCACCCAGCTGGTCAGGAGTTAGTGATTCGCAAACACCAGATTGGAAAGAGGTAGCTTAAATGCCAAGTTATGACAATGATCTTAGATTAAAATTAATTACCACAGGTGATGAGTCAGGCACGTGGGGTGATAGCACAAATACAAACCTGGGCTTGATAGCTGATTCTTTCGGTTTTGGAACAGAGTCAATTACAACTAATGCTAATACTCACACTTCAACTATTGCTGATGGAGCAGCTGATGAAGCTAGAGCTTTTTACATAAAATATACAGGAGCACTTGATTCTAATTGTACCGTCACGATAGGCCCAAACGACATTAAAAAAACCTGTTTTATAGAAAACGCAACTACTGATTCAGGTTCTTCTGGTCCTTATTCTTTAGTAATTAAACAAGGTTCTGGAACCGAAGTAACTATTCTTAATGGACAAGTTAAGGCTGTTTATTTAGATGGGGGAGGAGCCTCTGCAGCTGTAAACGATGCTTTTCAAGACTTAGCTGTTCCTGATCTATTTGTAGACGATGACTTAACCTTACAATCAGATTCAGCTGTATTAGGTTTTGGAGCCGATAAAGACACTACGCTTACGCATACAGACGGTTCTGGTCTGACGCTAAATTCCACTAACAAACTGATGTTTAATGATGCGAGTCAGTTTATCCAAGGGTCGTCTGCTACGGTTCTGTCTATTGCTGCTACAGATGAGATAGATCTAACGGCAACGGCCATTGATATTAACGGATCTTTAGATGTGAGTGGTGCTATTACTTCTTCATCGGGTGCAACGATAACTGTTTCTGATAACTCTGATACTTTATCTTTAGTCAGCACGGATGCTGATGCAAGCAATGGCCCTATTTTGCGTCTTTACAGAAATTCTAGCACACCTGCAAATAACGACTTTTTAGGCAACATTCAATTTGTAGGTAGAAATAATAACACTCAAGATGTCCAATATGCAGAAGAAGAGGTATACATATTAGATGTTACTGATGGATCAGAAGATGGTCTTTACAATATTAATGTAATTACAGGGGGCACAAATTTATCTTACTTACAGTTAAAGGCTGGCACTGGATCAGTATTTAATGAAGACAGTAATGATATTGACTTCAGAGTGGAATCAAACGGGGACGCAAATGCCTTCTTTGTCGACGCTGGAAATGACAAAATAGGGGTTTTGACAAACGCTCCTAGTGGACAATTCCATGTTTACAACGGAATGCTCCAAGTCGGATCTAAGACGGGAGACACTTCTGTACAGCAAAACACAAACGCAATAAGAATAGCAGCCGTCCCTAATTCATCTACCGAGTGGGGTGGTCTTCAATGGTATCGTGAATTTAGTGATTATATCGGTGCAGAAATTATTGCTGCGAGAGCAAGTTCTACAGAGTCAGACACGGATTTAATTTTCAAAACGAGCACATCTGCCGCTAACGCTACTGAAAGATTTCGTGTGGCTCATTCTGGAGAAATACAAATTGGAGGGACTACCAATGCAGGGTTTTTAGACTTTGATGGGAATAAATTACAGCTAAACACGCAGCGAAATCCAAACACCGGTACATTCGTAAACACAGGCAAATCTCACGCTTCAATAGTCTTAAATGGATCTGATGGTGGCTCTAAAATACAGTTTTATACAGACGATGGAAATAATACTGTAGCGACAGAAAGAGTAACCATAGATACAGAAGGACGGGTGGGTGTTGGTGACACAACTCCTACCACTGGGTCTCTTGCAGTCGCTGGTGTTTTAGCTTTAGAACCTGGTGGCCCTGTATCTATTGACGCTTCTAACAGCAGACCAAATCTTGCAAGAAACGCAGACGGTGAGCTTCGTATTGCTGCCGGTAAAGATACAAACGGTTTCATTACATTCCATGTAACGCCTAGTGGCAGCACTAATGTCGCGCAAAGATTTAAGATTGCCGACAACATTACTTATTTTGGTAGGTCGGGTACATCTCCGATATTCAGTTTAGTCAACCAAGATACAGAAGACGTTAACACTGGGCGAGAATCATCACTTAGGTTCTCTGGTTTTAGGTCAGGTGGTGAAAGCGTAGATAATTCTCAAATCTCTGGAAACCACGTTGGTAGCGCAGATGATGACAAAGGTGGAATGTTCTTTTATACCAACGGTGGCTCTGGGTTGGGCGAAAGAATGCGGATTACTAATGAAGAAATTATCATTAATGAGGATGGTAACGATCAGAATTTTCGAGTAGAAAGCGATGCAACCGCAGATTGTTTCGTCGTTGATGCCGGAAATGATGTAGTTTTTGTCAAGAACAGTGGAGGTACTTTTGTAGGCAGTACCGCAACATCTATGCACGTTAGGGGTGGCAGCACAGGTTCAACTTCTCCAGTTATGATGATTACTGACGGAGATGGATCTGTTGAAGGCGACTCCACAATCCTTGAGGTATCTTTCACAGAGGATGGTAGTTTTTCTGAAGCACGTTATATCACGTTCAGAGCGGGAAGCTCTGGGACTCAAGGATCAATCAAGGGAACTGGAGACGGAACTGTTACTTACAGTGCTTCTTCCGATGAAAGACTAAAAGAAAATATAGAAGACACGGCTTCTAAGTGGGATGCCTTAAAAGCTATAAAAGTTAGAGATTTCAACTGGAAAAACTCAGGGAAATTTGACACAGGTTTCATCGCGCAGGAGTTGAACGAACATTGGCCCAATGCTGTGTCTGAAGGGGGAGAGAATTTATCTCACGATCCTTGGTCAGTAGACTACGGAAAGCTCACGCCAATACTTACCAAAGCCTTGCAAGAAGCAATGGAAAAAATAGAAACTTTAGAAGCCGAAGTAGCCAAACTCAAAGGAGAATAAGATGGCAATAACAACAACATGGAGCGTCAGCAACATGACGCACGTTGACGCAGACGGCGGTGTTATCATCGTGTACTGGCAACTCTTAGCAGCTAGTGATGGAGAAGGTGGTGAAACAGCTACCGATGGCGGTAAGCAGCGTTTTGAGTACGATGCGTCAAGCAGTGACTTTATCAAGTACGACGATCTAAAAGAGAGCGATGTTTTAGGTTGGGTCTATGACGCTAACAAAGGGCAAATTTCTGGTGGGCCAGCAGATGAGACAGCGGATGAATACAAAGCGAGAATAGAGGCTGAAAGGACAGCTAAGGTTCAAGCACAGATTGATCGGGCTGCTGCACAATCAGAAGGAGTGCCTTGGTAATGGAAGAGAAAAAAGAAGCTACCATCTTATTCAACGATAAAAAAATTCCAATGTCTCAGTTGAGCTTTCAGACTCAGCGGAATATGCAAAGGCTAAGTCAGTTGCAAAATACGATTCCTCAATTGCAAGAACAGTTAGCAGAGGCACAGGTTTTGTTGCAGGACTATAGCTCTAAAGTTAATGCTGCATTAGAAGAAGCAGCATCGAGACAAGATGATCAAGTAGTTGAAACTTCTGAAGGGAAGCCTTGGGAAAATGAGGCAACTCACTGATAAGTGCAACACTGTTAGGCGTCCTAGTGGTAATACCATACTTGGTTCTTGCTTGGATGTGGTGATATGAGTGAGGAAGGTAAGGAAGCACTTCAAGAAATACATACGCATGAAAGGGAGTGTGCCCTTAGATATGAAAGAATCGAAGAAAGATTAGCCGATGGTTCAAGGCGGTTTGACCGTATAGAGCGTATGCTTTGGGGAGTAATAATTTTAATTATCGGGAGCCTATTGGTTCCTCAATTTTTAGGAGCGTAACATGAGTGATACAAACACTATAAAAGTTCCAACATGGGCGTTGCCTATAGCAGCAGCTGCTTTGTCTGGAGCGATTGCATGGGGTTCGATGCAGGCAAGAGCAGAGGCTACAGATGCAGAAGTTCAAAGGATTGAGCAAGCTGTAAAAAAGACAGCGGAGCAAGCAGTAGCCAACGGCCAACTGTCGGCAGTCAATCAAACACAGATCAAAGCGGTGGTGGACAGTCTAAGTCAACAGCAGGAAACACTGAAAGCGACAGACGAGAAACTGGCTCAGCTGATCCAGATAATGTTGCAGAAACAGTAAGGTTAGATTACGATCCCGAAGACCCTGATCGGTTTTGCGACCTGAGAGAGTGGAATAAATTAAAACTCGTAAACCCTCCGGCAAAACGCCACCAAGTCGCAAAGAATTGGTTGAAGTTTAACTACCAACAATGTGGTTATGGGGCAATGATTTACGTGAGAAACTCAATGCCAAGAGTGTTAGGTACAGCCCATCAAGTTGATGTAGATGTATTGACATGGGAGCTTGTTGCCCCTCAAGCTGAAAGAACTCAGGCAATCAAGAAGAAGCGTAGATTATGACGCTGATGATATTTGTTTTAGTGCTTTTAACTCCTGGTGGAAGACCAACTGGCACAGAGCTATATTTCCAAGAACTAACTAGTTGCCTCGAATATCGCGATGCGCTTGTTCATCAAAGCGTTCACACTCATAACTGGTTACGCAGTAAGACCAACAAGTTTGATGGTTTTTGTGAGGTGCGTTTGATTCCCTCATCAGAAGCTGGTAAAGGTAAATATATATTTAGAGACCCTGTTAGGAAAAAAGACGATGAGTGAAATACCACCGTTCCCAAACAGTGTAAACGCTGTACAGCAAGTTCCAAAACATCAGATTCAAAAGATTGATATTGAGCGTATGCAGGGTAGAGAAACAAATGCAAAGCAAGAAATTATTACTACGATATATGATGCGAAGGTATACACTCACAAAAACGGTCAACTAAGTTACACCACTCCGAAAGTTACGGGTCAGCACATTTTGGTAACTGTATGAATGCTAAAAAACTAGAACCTAAATCAAGATACGCAGAGTATGATGTAGACGGTGACGGCACCGTTACCGATGAAGAATTAACAAAACATACGGAGATGCTGCAACTTGAACTCCA